CCCTCTTCCATTTCTGCGCTGCAGAATTTACAAATCATAAAAAGATCCTCTTTTCAAAGTAAAATGCCCGTACAGTTTAGCACGGGTCTTTCATAATTGCAAGGTTTCCTTGCGTGGAATTTACACATTCGTAAAAAAAGGCGGTGATTTTCGGAAAAATAACGAAAAAACAATGTCATTCCGAGCCAGTGCGCACACTGGCGTGGGAATCCCCATCTTAAGAAGGAGATTGCCACACCAGTGACTTCGGTCACTGGTTCGCAATGACATTTTGTTTTAGTTGGGATTTTGGGTGTTGTAAAGGTCTGCGTAGATGCCGCCCTTCTGCAGCAGCTCATCGTGGGTGCCGCACTCAGTGATAATACCATCGGCAATAGATACGATGCGCTGGGCAGAGCGGATGGTGGAGAGCCGGTGGGCAATGATGAGGGTAGTTCTGCCCTTGGCCAGGTTATCGAAGGCCCGCTGGATCTTGGCCTCCGTCACGGAGTCCAGAGCGGAGGTGGCCTCATCCAAAATGAGGATGGGGGGATTTTTCAAAAAGATTCTTGCGATGGCAACTCGCTGCTTCTGTCCGCCGGAGAGTAATGTTCCCCGCTCACCCACATAGGTATCAAAGCCCCTGGGCATAGCCAGGATGTCCTCATAGATTTCCGCCTTTTTGGCTGCCTCAATGACTTCCTCCATAGATGCATCGGGTCTGCCGTAACGGATATTCTCAAAAATGGTATCGGCAAACAGGAACACATCCTGCTGGACGATGCCGATATTCTCATGGATGGATTTCTGTGTCACATTCCGGATGTCCAGACCGTCGATAGAGATTGTGCCGCCGGACACATCATAGAACCGGGGGATCAGCTGGCACAAGGTTGTCTTGCCGCCACCGGAGGGGCCAACAATGGCGATGGTCTCACCGGGCGCTACATCGATACTCACATCGTGAAGCACATCCAGGTCGCCTTCATAGGCAAAGGAAACATTTTCCACCTTGATGGCACCCTTTACATCTGCAAGAGGCTGTGCATCGTCCTTGTCCTTGACGGTGGGTTCCATTCGCATAATGTCCACAAATCGGCCGAGACCTGCAAAGCCGTTGGCAAACATCTCGGAGAAGCCGGAGAGCTTACGCATAGGGCCAACAAAGCTGGAGATATACAGGCAGAAGGTCAGAAGATCCACATAATCCATTTGATCCTTCATCACAAAGTAGCCGCCTACGCCGATGATCACCACATTGAGAGAGCAGAGGAAAAACTCCACGGAGCTGTGGAACATACCCATGGCCTTGTGGAAGTCCCGCTTGGCGCCCTTGAACAGCTCATTGGCATTGTGGAACCGCTTTCCCTCAGCCGCTTCGTTGGCAAAGGCCTTGGCGGTACGGAAGCCGGAAAGGCTACTTTCGATCTCCTGGTTGATGTAGCCTGTCTTTTCCTTGGCCTTGCGGGAGGCTCTGCCCATCCGGCGACGCATGGTCATGACCACCACAAGAAAAATGGGGATCATCAGCGCCACCACCAGGGCAAGCTGCCACCGGATAGAACCCATGACGATCAGCGCACCGATAATGGTCAGCACGGAGGTCATGAGGTCCTCCGGACCATGGTGGGCCAGCTCAGTCAGTTCAAACAAGTCGGTGGTCAGCCGGCTCATCAGCTGGCCGGTGCGGTTCTGATCGTAAAAATCGAAGCTGAGGGTCTGCATATGGGAAAACAAATCCTTGCGGATATCCGCCTCCACCCGGATACCGAAGGTATGTCCGTAGTAGGAGACGATGTAGTTTAAGTATGACCGCAGCACATAGCACAGCACCACCGCCACCATGACGATAAAGAATGTCCGGTACATTTTCCCGGGGAGCATATCGTAAAGAGCGCTGCGGGTGATCAGCGGGAATGTCAAGTCAATGGCTGCGATGAGAAAGGCGCACAGCACATCGATGGCAAATAGCTTTTTATGGTTCTTAAAGTAGCTTAAAAAGATCACGATCGGGGATCTGTTCTTAAAATCTTTCATAGTCTATCCTCCTGCAAACTTTCCCCATTATACAATCTTCTGCCCAAAAATGCAAACTTTACAGTATCAATTTCTCATGATATACTAAGGAAAATTTTCGTTTGCGAGGGCATTATGGAGATTCTTTTTTCCGATCAGAATATTGCTGTCTGTGTCAAGCCCGTTGGGCTGGATTCGGAAATGGATGTTCCCAAAGCGCTGAAAGAAGCCTTGGGGGGGGAAGTTTTTCCCCTGCACCGGCTGGATAAAAATGTGGGCGGTGTGATGGTCTACGCCCGCACAAAGGCGGCGGCCGCTTCACTATCCAAGGCTATTCAGAGTGGAGATATGGTAAAGGAATATGTGGCAAAGGTTCACGGCGCACCGCCGGAAAGCGGTATGCTTACCGACCTTCTTTTCAAGGACAGCCGCAAAAACAAGGTCTTTGTGGTGAAAAAGGCAAGAGGCGGCGTGAAAGAGGCAAAGCTCCAATATCGGCATTTGGGTGACGGGCTTGTCCATGTAAGACTTTTTACCGGCAGAAGCCATCAGATCCGGGTGCAGTTTTCCAGCAGAGGATTCCCTCTCATCGGTGACCACAAATATGGCAGCCGGGCAGCAGAAACCGCACCCATGCTCTTCTCCTGCCGGATCACCTTCCCCTATGGGGGAAAGACCTGCCGGTTCTGTGCGCTGCCGGATTGGGCCGCAAACATCACGCTGGAGGAATGGCTATGAACGGAAAACTGAAAATTCTCACCTCTATGGCCATCTTCGGCACCGTGGGCATCTTCGTCCGCTTTATCCCCATGGCCTCTGCCGCCATCGCTTTCTGCCGGGGTGTGTTGGGCTGTGTGTTTTTGCTGGTCCTCATGGCTGCCACCGGCAAAAAGCCGAACCTGGCAGACATCAAGCGCAGCGGTTGGATCCTGGCTATCTCCGGTGCCGCCATCGGCATCAACTGGATCCTGCTGTTTGAATCCTACCGCTATACCACCGTGGCCATTGCCACCATCTGCTATTATTTGGCGCCTGCATTCGTGACCCTGGGTTCTCCCATTGTGGGAGAAAAACTCAGCGGCAAAAAGCTTACCTGTATCGGTGTTGCCATGGTGGGCATGGTGTTCGTATCCGGTGTGCTGCAGGGAAGCCACGAGAGCAGCCTCCTGGGTGTGGTCCTGGGTGTGGGCGCGGCGGTGTTCTATGCATCGGTGATTCTCATGAACAAGAAGCTCGCCCCCATCGGTGCTTACGACAGAACTCTGTGTCAGCTGGGTGCCGCTTCCCTGGTGGTTGCCCCCTATATTCTGATCACCGGAGGCATCGACTTTGGAGGAATGTCCGCCCTCGGCTGGGGGATGCTGATTATTTTGGGCATCGTCCACACAGGCATCGCCTATGCCCTGTATTTCGGCGGCATCCGGGATGTGAATGCCCAAACCGCAGCCATATTGAGCTATTTGGATCCGGTGCTGTCCATCCTGCTGTCCGCGCTGATCCTGCGGGAAAAGCTGGATGTTTTCTCTGTGATCGGTGCAGTGCTGATCCTGGGCAGTGCCCTGTACAGTGAACTTCCCGGCAGAAAAAAGTAAGGTTTTTCTCACAAAATGGGTGGTTTTCCCCACCCATTTTGTTTTATTAATTTTTTTGTAAAAAAGGGTTGACAAATCAGGCCTTCCGGGTTATAATGTCCTAGCTGTCAGCGAAATGCTGCTATAGCTCAGCCGGTAGAGCGCATCCTTGGTAAGGATGAGGTCGCCAGTTCAAATCTGGCTAGCAGCTCCATAAAAAAGCCTAGAACCCCAACGGGTTTTAGGTTTTTTTGTTTTTTATGTGGTGTGGCAGCAATCACAGAAACCGACACCGAAACCGACACGGTTCTTTTTATGACACTAATACTATTGTTTTCTGTCACAAAATAGTATATAATGTTATCCGTGGGGCAGTTGTTGATCGACGATCCCAAAACATATTTTGCGAGGGATTTTCATGCAGATTTACATCGACGAATCTGGTTCTATCAATAACCATGATGCCGCCCATTGTCCTTACTTTGTGATTGCTCTTGTTCACGTTACAAATAAGGAAAAGGCTTTACGTGCATATAAGCGGTTTGTCTCTAGCAATTCTGATCGATTGCTTAAACTTGATGCTGAAAAGAAAAACGCTGCCGGAAAAATCACCCACGCCGGTGGTAGAATGTTTATCAACGGAAAGTTTAAGGAATTAAAGGGTTCCCAGTTTGATGCAAAGATGAAACGCAAATTTCTTGCTCACTTTGCAAAAGCGCCTCATTTTGAAGTGTATTTTATTAAGGTCACCAACTCAAAGTTGACCGATAAATTCTGCTCTAATACTGCGCGAGTTTTCAACTTCTTGTTAAAGCTGGCCCTTAGTTATTATATTAAGCACGGTACACTTCCGAATGAGGAATGTGTGCTTCAGCTTGACGAGCGCAACGAGCGAACAGAAACAAAGCATTTCTTACAGGCATATCTTAATACCGAACTCATTATGAATGATTCGCTTAACGGACCGTTTTCTGCCTCTTATTTTGATTCTGCAAATAACAGAATGATCCAAATTGCCGATGTGTATGCAAACTGGTATTACTCTCACCTCATTACCGGTGCGTATGAAAAAGAGCTGCAAGAACAGCTTGATTGCGGAATTATTAAGGGTATTTTCGAGTTCCCTAAATACTAATTTTGTGAATTTTTTGTTGATTTTTACCAAACCTTTTCAGGAATATTGACAATGCTCTTGACATATGATATCATGAGAATGCCAACAGTAAGTCCTACTAAAGTGCCGTTTTCTAGGTAAGCGTCATGTGTTGGCGTCACTCGTAGGCAATTGGCATTCTTAATCAAAACAGGTTCGTTCCAACGAACCTGTTTTGTTTTTTCTATACGCAAAAAGCAACCGGGCAAGGTCAATCCTGCCCGGCTGTTTTTATGCTTGTTTGACCGCATCACGGAAGATCTGGCTTGCCCGTTTGATACTCTCCTGATCGGCGTGGGTGTACATCCGTAATTCCATTGCTTTATCCGTGTGGCCCAGATATAAATTATTCCATTCACAAATCGGGCAAAATATAGCGTCACTTTTATCTTTCCTATTTACGTAACAAGGAGAATTTCACATGAAAACATTAGATGATTTGATTAAGATGGACAAACCCTTCCTTACCCCAGCTGATATTTGCGGAGTACTGGGGTCAAACCCTCAGACCATCCGTGTAGCGGCTCGTCAACGACCTGATCTGATTGGCTTTGAGTATACTTTCATTGGAAATCGGATGAAGATACCTCGCATTCCCTTCCTACGGTTTATAGGTGTTGATATATCTATTACACCGAACAGCGATGCTGATACCGATTAAAGCTCTGCAACCCATTCCACCACACTTACTAAACCACTGTCCCGTTACTGGTTCGGTGGTTTATTCTTCGATGATCACAAATAGATTGGCAGGCATTGCATAGGCCTCACCATATACGTTCTCAGCAGCTATGATACTTCCGTCAAGAATCTCCTTGATCGGATATATCAAATACTCATTGCCATTCTTGTATTCCACATCATCGGGACCGACATATTTGGCCTTAATCTTTTCCAACACATAACCACCCTCAATCCACTGACACAATTACTCGATTAGCTTTTTAGTTAAAATACGGAAGCAGGTCGAAATCTGCTGTTACATACAACGCATCAACCTGCACATCGTTTTTGACCATGATTTGCCCTCTGGGGTGTTCATAGTGCTGCACAAGCGTGCCATCAACATCCTCAAGTAGCTCGTACTTTTTCAGGCTTGGAATATTCTTTTCAATAGCTGCGCACTGCTTGTAAAACAGTTCCACGTCTGTCTGAGTGCACACAGTATAGTCGAACATTTTCATTACTCCAGTTCGTTGATGGTTCGGTGTTTACTTTTCTTTTGTCATCTCACGAATAGCTGAGCAGGTCATATCCAGCTCTTCTCCTGCTCCACTATCAATGAATTCGTTAATATCAGCTTCAGATGTGTTTTTTCATGGCTGCATCTACTTCCTTATCAAGTCTCAGCCAATCTGCAGCACTATGGTTCTGTGTCATGATAATATGCTTGAGTTCAAGCAAGCTTCTGGCCATTACTTCACATCCTTTATTGCTGAGTATTTTTGCTCCTATGCTAATTGTATAGTTCCAACAAGAGAATGTCAAACATATATCTCTGGTGTTTCTTTCTTCCGACTAATCCTCCTAGTGGTTAAGATTCTGTGCAGCCATACAAGGCAATAGTGAACTTACGTAGAGCTTTCTCCCGTTTCTTGTATGCCTGCCTGGGTTCAACAAACAGTTCATTGCACAAGCGATCAAGCCCATCCTTTGTGGGATAGATACAAAGATATTCCAGAACCTTCCTATCGTTCGGATCCAGGACGGAAAGGGCGCCGTCTACCTCCTTGATCCACAGTTTAGTGCGTTCAAGAACACGCTGCAGTTCATCCTTCTGTGCCAGGCAATTCAGCATCTTATCCTCATAGCCAGCACTGCCGCCCTTCACCGGCGTAGCATCTGGACGGCTACTGCGGATGCTAGTCATTGTGGATTCCACCTGGGCGATCTCCAGAGGAATACTCTCCAACGCCTGCCGCTTTGCCTGGTAGTCTTTTAGTTTCTCAATTGCAATACTCTTCCAATCCATTTCTATGCTCCTTCCGCAACATCTTCCAGCCCGTAGCAAAAACCGACCAGCCGGATAAAATCGCTGTGGTATCTCCTGGCTGTAGTCTCTGATATATAAAGATGCATAGCTGCCCCGTCAATGTTGTGAGTACCTTTCCATAGCACCAGGTCAATCACCTTGAGCCGGTCAGATCCGGAGTGCATCAGCTTTGTTTTCGTGATTGCCATTTCTACTGCATCTAACTCCCGCTGTCGTGCACTGGGAAGCTGTCGGAGAGCCGTGTTCTCCGTAGATCTGGAGCAATTGCCAGCGCCAGGTAGACCCGCAATGCTTGCCGTGATCCGCTGACGATGCAGTTCATCGTATTCACGTTTCAACGCTGGGTATGATCTTACCATGTGTTTGGCATAGCTCCACCACCCATATCTTGGTTTACTCACGGTTACCTCCCTTGTTCCGTATTTCAGGTTTTATCAGGTTCGAATATAGAGTTTTATTGACCATCTTGTGCTGAAATACTAAGTTCTTGCTATTCATGTCAAAACTTCATCATTCTCGCGCGCACGCACGCGTGAGAAAGTCAGCATTTGTCAGCATTCTCTCGGCTTCCTCACGGCTTCGGCCTCGCGTGTTATCGTGTAATAAAACCAAGTTGACCTAGCTTCGTCCTTGCTTCGATGGTGGATTTTCTCTTGCTTCACTCTCGCTTCGACTACTGATCAACTGTTGTTCGTGCGGCCTTGCTAAGGGTTTGCGACCGGATTTGAAAGCACTTAGATTGCACATTTCTCGCCGGTTCGCTTCCAAGCAAAAGGGACGCACGGACCATGCCCGCACGTCCCAACTGTAAATTATTCGCTCTCAGTGCAGATCTGCGGAGTGTATTTGCCATCCAGGAAGAAAGCAGCCCTCAGGCTGTCTGGGATCCGGATTGCATCCATGGCAGCACCGACAAAGGCATCAAAGGCATTGATCTTGGATGTACCGGAAGGCACAAGGCCATATTTACCATCGCGCTTGTTGCTATATTCCTGGAGAAGCTGGAGCATCAAGGGATTGTCCTTATGCTTTTCTACCAGAGCATCAAATTGATACTTGGTAAAATCCACATCCATCTGCAGCAGTTTTGCATCATCGTGGAGCATGGAACTGTCGATCTGGTTGCCCTGTTCGACAAACTCACGGTACACCTTACCGGTTTCCTGCAGTTTCTGTGCTGCATCCATCCGAATAGCTTCCAGCTGCTTTTCCAGTGCTGCCTTTTCCTCCCGATAAACTGCTACTGTGATACGCTCCGCCTTCAGCTTGGCGTCCAGTTCTGCAATCTGGCGGGAGATCTGCTCCCCCTGGGACATTGTGCCATTTACAATGGTCATAATGCGATCTGTGTACTTCATTTGTGTTACCGTCCTTTTTGCTTAATTTCGCCCCACTTTTGATTGGATTACCCGGAGTGAGGTAAAGGAGGCAAAACCCTCACCCCGGGTAAAAGAAAAAACGGCACAGGAACAGCGTTGAAGCTGTATTCCCATGCCGTTAATGGCTAACCCCTAAAGGGCGGTACTGTGCCGTATTCTTTACATTTTATTTGGCAAGGCAGCCCCCTCCCTGTCGAGGCTGCCCTGCGCTATACTGCTTTTCCCCCGGTGTCAATTACCCCGAATTCCAAAGCATAAGCAGTACAATGCCCTGGAACAGAAAAAACCGACACGAGAACAGAACAAACTGTTTCCCATGTCGGTAGAACTCGACTAATCCTTGCGGACGGTACTCGTGCCGTATTTCTATAAGTAATTATACCACAGATGGGGGGTATAGTCAACCGTTTCCCTTAGCGCCGCAACGGGTTTTCGGTTTTCTAGTGGTCACATAAATGTGTTTATATGGGGGATTGCGGTCACTTTCTCGCACCTTATCCACACAACCCGCAAGGAGACTCTGAATGAACAACAGAAGGTTGTGAGCCTTCTGCTGTTCTTCGGGTAAGTAAGCAATTGTAATTTTCATACTGCAGCCTTTCCGGCGTTGTAGCCTTCCATGTAACACTCGTGCATCAGTTTGGCCAGTTCAGCATCTTTCTCACTATTGATCCACCCGGTAAAATCATCTAACAAAAGGGGCTGTCTGTTGGACCGCGCTGCGTTTCGTCCCTTCTGTTCAAAGTGGTCCATAGCAGCCGCAAATCTCTTCAGAAATCCGCTGGCTTTTTTTCCAAATTGCACCTCATATTCAGGAATATACTGACTATATTTCATACTTGAAATCCTCCTCTTGACGGCCGCCTGTTTTGCGCCTGTTCCATCCAAGTTGCCCAGCGGCAATTATCTGGACTATATCCTTTGTCATTATCAATACGGTCAATGGTTAAATGCTCCCGGTATCCATGGGAATAGGCCCATTCTGCAAAGGCCAAGAAACTCTTGCGCCACTCCTCACAAACAGTTATCCCACGACCGCCATAGTGTTCAAATGATGTGCTAGAAGGATTGTAGCAACGACTCTTCATGTTGTCCCAAATCCTATATAAACGGGTTTGACTCATTCCATGAGCTTTTCCCATAATTCCGCGACTTTCATCAAAATTCTCCTTTCGGAGATAGTCTCCTCTTACGATCACTTCACTGCCACAACCACAGGTACATCGGCACAACCATCTTGCAGTGCCGTTTTTGGAATTGGTGGCTCTTTTAACAACCAGCAAATTACCTATTTGTTTTCCTGTCATATCAATGACATTACCCATTCGTTTTGCAAGCCTCCTTGATTTTTAACCTTGTTTTTGCTATCATGGAGTTGGAAATGTTGGCCGGCAAACCTATTTCCACCTGGCCGTTCCGGTGTGGCAGCACCGGGGCGGCTTCTTTTTTTATGTTGCGCTTTTGGGGCGATTTTTGCGTTTTCTCTTGCTTCGTTCCGGCAATCGCAGCGCTCCCCAGGATCTAAGGCAGCTCCGCAAACTGGACACGGTCGATAATAAGCCATGTAAGCACCTCCTGTTTTTTATATTTTCCCTGATTGTTAGTACAGATTTTCATAGAACCTTATTTCCCGCACCCGACCACTAAAGAAATGGTTTATTCGATAATCGCAATTGGGGAAATATGTCTGGAAATATGTGTCGATAATAGCTGGATAATCTTCCGGCTCAATGTCAGCACTCATTCCGTGGGTTTGCATATCTATGTACGGCATAGTTTTAATGATTTTTGCAATCTGATCTTGCCTTATGCCTGGGTGGATGTTCCCGGTTTCAGTTTCATAAGCACTAAAGAAATACTCAAATACCGACAGTACTTCCTCAATTGTGTATGGTGTGGAAACCACATCGTAAACTCGTTCCACTATCTTTGAAAAATAGTCAAAGTCAAAAAGAATAAATAACACCTCTGGAAATAAATCGTGTGCAGAGCAGCGCTGTGCGCTGTTCCCTTTTTCCCTTATTCTTCTGTATCTTCTTCTGTTTCTGCTTCTGCCTCTGCTTCTGTATCGTTATAGAGGGCTTGAGGGGGACGAGGAGTCTTTAAGGGGGTTAAAGAGTCTTTAAGGGGGTTATCTGCTTTGCCCCATCTGCTTTCCATTCCCTTCTTGCCAGCTGCCGAAGATCTTTGGAAATCATGAAATGATTCATCGATATATGGTTTTATCGCAGAAAACACGATAAATACCGTTTGATCCATATCTACAGTCTCGCCGGTATCAAAGTACTGAAACGCCGCCTTGAGTGCCTTTCCTGCCGTAGTGTCATCTACGGAATCAACGATTGCCTTCTGATGCAGAAACAGCTTAAACCATGAGGGACGCCCGTTATTCTTTGCCATTATCAAACCGCCTCGCCTTCACCAGGCAGTTGCGTATTTTGTAACGTCTGAGTAACATAGGCCTTTTTAAGGTCAATTGTCAGTTCGACCTTGTGAGGCTTGCCAATCTCCAGCACACGGTAGCCCTTGCGGTTATAGATCCGGTAGATAATATCCTCGTCGCCCAGCTCAAACAGGGCACCGGCCTGCAGACGGCTCTTTTCCAGGACAATGGTGTCTTTCATAACCTCGCCGGAGCGGGTATCTTTGCTGGTTACCGGGTAAACCCGGACAGGAATTTTAATTTCAGTTGTCATTGTGTTACCTCCAATTTTCTTAGCAGTGCCGGAATATTGATGTAGTACGTTGTTCCACTTTTGATGTGGGGAATGCTCCCATCCTTGCAGCCGTTCCGGAGAAACTTCTGCGACAGGCCGGTAATGGTACAGGCGCTGGGGATCGTCTGGAATGGGGCATCCTTGTTTTGAGATTTCTTCTTCATTTAAGCCTCCTTTTTCGCGATTAGGTCTTGGGGTATATAAGTCCCTTGGGGAGTCAGTTTGCAGTTTTTTCCCCTGTATTTATGGGCTTGTCTTTTGCCAACCGTAACGCTAGCGCGGCTTTTTGCTCCGGGGTATACTCTCGCTTTTTTCGGTACGGGTCTTGACCCTCCCGGAACGGATACAGAGGGCACCGGATAACCGTGCATAGTTTTACTTCGTTGCTGCTGCCACAGCAGCTATCCAGGCACTTGAGCCGGATAGCCTTTAGCGGCGAAATTCTCTTTTTTTCCATTGTTTACTCCTCCCTTGCGATTTCACTGATCGGAATATTCAAACCCTTTGCCAGTTTGCCAACAGTCTTAAGCTCACAAGTACCACGGGTAAGAATTGTGCTGATATTTTGACGAGAGATTCCGCTCTTGACTGCAAGGTCAGTGCGGGTCATTTCCCTTTCGGCAAGAATCAGCTTGATCTTGTGTACATTGATTTTCATTAGTTCACCTCTCTTCTGTATCAGCAAGTTTTGTTACTGATAGTGTAACAGAAAGTTTTGTTACTGTCAATAACTTTCAGAAATTTTTGTTGCTGTTTTTCGTTTTGTGTGATACAATACCGTCGAGGTGATATTATGACCGCTGGAGAGCGTATCCGCGCAGCGCGATTAGCGAAAAATCTTACACAAAACGCGCTCGGCAACTGTTGCGGTATTGCTGAGCCCACCATCAGAAGATATGAATTAGGCAAACTTAACCCTAAGCCATGCACTCTACAAAAAATAGCAGATGCTGTTGTACTTCCTCTTAGCTTTTTTCAAGCAACACCGCCTTTTGAAGATCTCCAATTTCTAGCTGAATACAAATCAGTTATTCTACCTTCTTTGGAAAGTAGAGGGTTTATTGATTTAGCGGGGAGACCACTTGTTGATATTGGAAATTATGAATATTGGAAGTTTGTTGCCGACCATATTGCTAGTATCATAAAATTGGACACAGACCTGTTAAGCATCCAATATACCCAGACACATGATGTTGAAACAGAAGTCGTTAGCTTCACAACGTGGGGGGCAACACTTGATTTCGGTTCGGTTTTACAGCCGCTCATTGATTCTGGCTTCGGAGTAAAGGCGTTCGCAATTTTGCGGAACCTTGGCACGCTTAATGAATACGGAATTACTGCTGCTGAAAGAAACATCATCGACTTAACCGAAAATCCTGATTATAGGAAAATCTAATCTAGCAATCTCGAAAACACTCTGACATACCAACATCCAAGGCAAAAAAGAACCGCCCCAGGAATAACCCGGAGCGGTAAAGAAAAAGGAGCTGACACACCGTCACACCTCCAAGCCAGGAGGATAACCGACAGCGACCAGCTCTGCATGTATTATAGCATAATCTAATTCAAATTACAAGATGCTCCGGTGCGCCAACACCTGAGTATAAATAAAGCCGCCTGAGTGCGCCAACACCCAGACGGCAAGCATACATGAAACCCAAGTCGCCAAACCAAGGCACCACTATGCCCTTTTATTGTATCACCTTCGGGCCGTGGTGTCAAATACGAAAGGAGAACACCATGGCATCCACAAGAAAACTGAATACGAAAGACGGTACCCCATTCTATGAGATCTCCGTTTCAAGAGGGCGGGGTCTTTCCCGTCTCACTTCCCGGTGGTATCCGCCTGCAGGCTGGAGTCAGAAAGCCATAGACCGTGAGCTGGTCAAGGTGGCGGCAGAATTTGAGCGGAAGGTCAAAGCCGGTGAGGTTATCACCCGGCAGGAGGAAAAGGCCCAGAGCCACCAGAAGGCTCTGGAAGCCGCGCAAATTAAAACCCTCAAACAATATGGAGAATCCGTGTTTATGCCTGCCCTGGCTATTCGGTGCGCAGAGAACACCCGGACAAGCTATCAAGGGAACCTGGATAACTGGATCTATCCCACCCTGGGTGACTTTAAGCTGCCGGAGATCTCAGCTGCCAACATCACAGCTCTGCTGCTGTCCATGCAGGCTCAGAACAAGAGCCACAGCACAGTTATCAAGGTGTACACGATTCTGCAAGGCATGTTTAAAATGGCCTATATGGCGGATCTGATCGACCGGAACCCCATGGACAAAGTGCAGCGCCCAAAACCCCGGAAAGATGAAGTCAAGCCACAGGAAGCAGAGGCTTACACAGCTGAAGAAATCCGCCACATTTGGAACAGCTTGTCCCAGGAGCCGCTGAAGTGGCGCGCCCTGGTCCGGCTGCTGATCGACACCGGCATCCGCCGGGGAGAATGCTGCGGCCTGCAATGGAAAGACGTGGACTTCATAAAGAACACGATCACGATCTGTGGAAATCTATGCTATACCCCGGATAAAGGCATATACCTGGACACGCCCAAGAACGGCCGGAGCCGCACTATTGATGTGGATCCGCAAGTGATTGCCCTTCTGCGGCAGCTGCGTGTAGAACAAAGTAAGAAGGCTATCAGCCGGTTTGTGTTTACCCAGGACGGAAGCCCGGAGCCTATGCATCCACAAAGCCCTGCACGCTATCTGCAGCGCTTTGCAAAGCGTTATGGGGTTGCAGATCTCCATCCGCATAAACTCCGTCACAGCTTCGCCAGCATTGCCATAACCAACGGTGCAGACATTGCCAGTGTGTCCGAAAAGCTGGGTCATACAGATAAGGCCGTCACGCTCCGGATGTACACCCACGCAGACCAGGACAGCATAAAACGGGCAAGTCAGATCTTCCGTAATGCTATTAAAGAGGCTTGAAAAACCGACACAAAACCGACACGGGCATATAAAAACCGCACATTTTACCTAATGTCAGTTTATGACAAGCAAAACAGCAAAACCCAAAAAGTCTTAGAGCTGCAACAACTTTTCGTGCTATCGCAGGAAACCTTATGACACGCTATAACCTATCAAAAATGATTGGTAAGGATGAGGTCGCCAGTTCAAATCTGGCTAGCAGCTCCAAAAAAGAACCGATACCAAAAGGTATTGGTTCTTTTTTTATGCTGCTGACAGATTTGAAAATGTAAATGCAGGTGTCCAGTGGACACCTGCTCGCGACGGCTTGACGGAGCGAAACAATCATTTTTATTCCCCGCTGAGGGGAATAAAAATGCAGACAAATCTGGCTAGCAGCTATTTGTGCAAACAAATCCGGCTGGCAGCTTTTGAAAAAGTACGGATTGCCGCGTCGCGCTTTGCGCTCCTCGCAATGACAGTCAGTGTTTTCGTTCTGCCTTCCAGGTCATTACGCTGGGGTAGCGGCTTGCATCCAGGTGGGGAATACCCTGGGCGGCAGACATGATATCCACAAAGTTCGCCACCTCGCCAAACTGGATGTAGTCGGTGTTCTCCACAAAATGCTGTGCTTCTTCCAGCCGCTCCCGGTCAAGCAATATCGCCCGGGCACCCAGCAGAGAGCTGTTGCCGGCGCAGAGGATGTGCTCCTGGGGGATATCGGGATAGAGGCCAATGGTGATGCCGGAGGGGATCTTAATATGGGTGCCGAAAGCACCGGCTAAGTAGAAATTCCCCACATCTTCCATGGATAGTCCGATTTTTTGCATCATATACTCCACCATGGTATGCGCTGCTGCTTTTGTAGCAATAAATTGCTCCACATCGCTTTCGTAGAAGTACAGGTCGTCAGCATAACGGAAGGCCCATTCCCCGTCGATCCGCTCCACCCTGTCGGAGTTTTCCGGGATGAATTTGCCCCGGAAGTCCAAAATACCCTCCAGGTAAAGCTCCGCAATCATATCCACGATGCCGGAGCCGCAAATGCCCCTGGGTTCGACATTTCCGATTACCGAAAGCTCCACATTGTCACCCCGGATCTTCACACCGTCCACAGCGCCCGGCTCTGCCCGCATACCGGTGCGGATCACTTCCCCCTCCAGGGCTGGACCTGCTGCACCGGCACCGGCTACCATAAAGTCCCGGTTGCCCATCAAAAGCTCACCGTTGGTGCCGATGTCCAAAAATACATTGATTTCCTCTGAGCGGGTCAATCCCAAAGCCACCGCGCCGCTGGTAATATCACCGCCCACATAGTTGGATTTGCTGGGTACGATATAGACCATGCCTGCCATGGAAATACCCAAATCCCGGGCAGGGAGAAATCCCGGTTCCGTGGTAACCGTTGCGTAAGGGGACATAAAGACCGTAAAGGCATCCAGTCCCAGCAGAAAATGCATCATGGTGGTATTGCCGGAAACGACCATCATGGCACAATTGCGCAGGTCATAGCCGATCTGTTCGCTCAGTGTATCGATCAGCTCCTGAATGGTATCCACCGTAGCCACCCGAAGCCTTTCCAGCGTCTCCGGGTTTTCATGGCTGCTGAAAATGCGGGACAGAATCTCGTTGCCGAATTCCACCTGCCGGTTTACCGCAGTATGGGAGGCAACCGCTTCCCCGCTGCTTAAGTCCACCGCTTCCATCACCACGGTAGTGCTGCCCAGGTCCACCGCCAGGCCGTAATGCTGCCGGGTGGTATCTTTCGCTTCCACATTGGCAAGGACCCAGCCGCTGCCGTCCCAGGCAAGGCTGGCGGTAATCTTCCAATCCGCCCTTTGGCACAAAGGGTAGAGCTTCCGCAAGGTCTGCACCGGCACGGAAACATCGCCGAACTGCGCCTTTAACTCGTCGGTGATCCGCCGGGCGCTGCTGCGGAAATCCTCTTCCGTGGGGGGTGCCAACTGCAGATATATTTTATCACTCATCTTTTTCATAGTTGTTTCCTCCGTTTTTCTAATTGTATGATACCGAAAGAAAAAAAGCAATACTGTGACCTGATCACAAAAAGCACAATTTGCCCACTATCTGCCATTATCAAGTTGCGAAACCTGTCGTTTTATGGTATGGTTATTATAGGAAAATAGCGAAAGGAACACCTGTCATGAAACGCATTTTATTCACTTTACTAACGCTCATGCTTGCACTGAGTCTCTGCGCCTGCTCCGAGGGCACTTCCATCCTGGTGCAGGAATACAAGTTTCCGGACGGCACCACCGCTGCAGGTATGGATCTTGCCGGTCTTACCAAGGAAGATGCCTGGAACGCTTTGGAAGCTGCAGCAGAAAACTACACGCTGGAACTGAATGTAGACGGCAATGCCATCTCCGTCAGCGGCAAGGATATGGGTCTTAGCTGCTCCAAGGATGTGTTTATGGCCGGTGCAGATGCCCTGGAAGCCGGCAGTCAGCCGGATTTTTCCAAGCTGATCCGTTTTAATGAGGCCAAGCTGCGTTTGGCTCTGAACCGCAAGCTGAACCGGAGCGCCCAGGATGCTGCCCTTACCTATGACGAAGCTGCCGGTGCTTATGTGCTGCAGCCCCATCAGGACGGTCTGCGCACGGATCATGCCGCCCTGTCCGGCGCGCTGAAAGAAGCGATCCGCAGCCTGACCTCTCAGCATACCGTCACCGGTTTTTCCGAGGTCTTAACACCTTCCCTGCTGGCAGATGACCCCAATCTGCAGAAAGCTTTGGAGCAGCTGAACAAAATGACCGCCACTGAGCTCAGCTACACCTTTGGTGCCGGCAGTTCTGCGCCTGCCGTACATACCATCGCACCGGTAACCATCCGCTCTTTCGTGACTTTGGGTGAGGACGGCACCACTCCCTCTGTGGATATGGACGCCATCACCGCCTATGCCGAAGAACTGGCAGCGGAGCACTTCGTTCCCGCCCGCATGGATAACTTCCGCACCACCGGCGGCAAGGATCTGGATATGCTGGTTTCCTATAAAGCCTGCCAGGTGGATCCTGCTCTGCTGGCAGAGGACATCCGTTTCTTCGTCCAGTACGGTATTTCCGCTGAGCGTGAGGCACCCTATTTTGGCAACGGCAATCCTGACATGGCCTTTGGCGGTCACTATGCGGAAGTGGATCTGGATACCCAGCACCTGTGGCTGTACAAGGACGGAAAGTGTCTGCTGGACACTGACCTGGTCTCCGGCAACGTTGCCCTTAAGCGCAACACTCCCAACGGTGTTTTCTATATCTACTCCCGTGTCCGCAGCACCAATCTGGTGGGTGCCGACTATGTCTCCTATGTAAACTACTGGATGCCCTTCTACCGGGGCTACGGTCTGCACGATGCCACCTGGAGAGACGAATTCGGCGGTGACATCTATCTGGACGACGGTTCCCACGGCTGTGTGAACCTGCCTTTGGAATCTGCAAAAACTCTGTTCAATAACTCCAGCTCCGGCAACACCAGAGTCATCGTCTACGGTGGCGAAGGCGCCGTTCCCATGAAGGAGCAGTCCTTCTACGGAGACTTGGTCTACGATGTTGCCGAAGATGCCGAACCCTTTGAGCTGGAGGTCCGCTCCAAATATGCCTGGCCGGATTACTACTATGAATCCGACAATCCCCAGGTGGCCACAGTGGATGAATACGGCGAAGTGACTGTCCACGGCATCGGTACTGCCAACATCACCGTTTCCTGCACCACCGAGTCTATTTATTTGGCTGCTACTACCACAGCCACCGTCAATGTTATGGCCGCCGAAGAGGAGGCCGTGTAAACAGCGCTTTTTACGGCATCCTAGAAGTAACTGCAAGAAAGGAAGATGCACAATGAAAAAACTATGGATTGCTTTGCTGGCATTGGTACTGGTGCTTAGCCTTTGTGCCTGTTCCAGAGAATATACATTCCCGGAAAACACCGCCGTACTGGGTGTGGATGTGGCCGGCTGCAACCGGGAGGATGCCTGGTCACGGCTGGAAGCAGCCGTCAGCAGCTACGCTTTGGACTTGACCGTTGATGAAATCTCCCTCCGAATCAGCGGCCGTGAGATTGGTCTTTCCGGCTCCAAGGATGCCTTCCTTGCTGCCGTGCAGGCCATGGAGGACGGCACCGATGCCGACTTTTCCAGCGTCATCACATTCGACGAAACCAAACTGAAAGAGCTGGTACAGCAGAACTTCAACAAGGAATTGGTGGAAGCCACCCTGGTCTTTGACGAAACGGCAAATGCCTATCAGCTGACACCCCACGAAGAGGGTCTGCACACCGACCCGGACGCGGTGGTTGCCGCGGTACGCACCGCCATCTGCACCTTGACCCCCCGGCAGGATCTCAGCGGTCTTTCCGAAACTTCCCAACCTATCCGCAAGGCAGATGACCCGGAGCTTTTGGCTGTTGTGGAACTTTTGAACAAGATGACCGGCGTAGAGCTGACCTACGCATTCCAGATGGACGACGGCAACAGCTCCGCCACAGCCCATCAGATCCCCGCTGATGTGATCCGCTCCTTTGTAAACCTTGGAGAGGACGGCTTCACGCCAACCATCAACCGGGAAGCCATCGACGCTTATGCCTTTGAATTAAGCGAGCAATACCGCATTGAAGGCTCCACCGGGCCTTTCCAAACCACCGGCGGCGGTACGCTGAATATGACCGTCACCTATGAGGGTCTCGATTTGGATCCCGCGGTGATTGCTGAGGATATTTTTACCTGTATGCAGGAAGGCATTTCCGGGGAGCGCACCGTTCCCTATCTGTCCAGCGGTGTGCAGGATATGGCCTACGGCGGCACCTATATCGAAGTCGATCTGTCCGCCCAGCACCTTTGGTTCTACAAAAACGGTGAGTGCCTGACTTCCACAAACCTGGTCTCCGGCATGGTAGGCGCCGGTATGAACACCCCCACCGGTATCTACAGCATCTATGCCAAGACCGCCGACACTTATCTGGTGGGTGAGGATTACCGCAGCTATGTGAACTACTGGATGCCCTTCTCCGGCGGCTATGGCCTCCACGATGCCACCTGGAGAAGCAGCTTCGGCGGCGATATCTATCTGTATGGCGGCTCCCACGGCTGTGTAAACCTGCCCTTAAGTGCTGCCAAGACCATTTTCAACAATGCCTCCGTAGGCACCAAGGTCATTCTCTACGGCGGTGTGGACTATGTGCCGCCCCTGGATCAGAAGCTCACCGGCACCACCTCCTACGATGTTGCCGATGATAAGGAAAGCTTCAAGCTGGATATCAAGGCTGCCCACGAGGAGCCTAAGATCACCTACACCTCCAGCAATCCTGCCGTTGCAGCAGTTTCTGAGGACGGCACCGTCACCGTTAAGGGTATTGGTACCGCCACCATCACCGTCAAGGCAGAAAAGAAATCCTGCTACACGGATGCAACCGCCACCGTCACCGTTACCGTGCACTCCGCCTGTGAGGACGGACGGCATCAGATGGGCCAGCCGGAAGTAACTACCCAGCCCACCTGCCAGCCGGGTGTGGAGAAAACCGCCTGCAGCAAGTGTGACCATGTTGATGAAAAGGAGCTGGCCCCTGTCCAGCCCCACACCTTTGGTCAATGGGTCGTCCTTCAGGAAGCCACCTGCGGCGCGGAAGGTACCCAGGAGCGCACCTGCACGGTGTGCAGCGCTGTAAAGGAAACCGGCGCGATCCCCGCCACCGGTGAGCATACCCCCGGCGAATGGGTAACGGCAGATGCCACCTGCACTGCAGAGGGCAAGCGCACCAAGTCCTGCACCGTTTGCAGTAAGGAACTGGAAGCAGAAATCCTGCCTATGCTGCCCCACAGCTTCAGCGGTGCTGCCTGCACGGTCTGCGGTACAGCCAATCCCGACTACACAGAGCCCCAGCAATAACATAAAAAAGCGGGCACCGGTTTTCCGGTGCCCGCTTCTTCGCTCGAATATTCTCGACTTTTTTCGCCCCTGAAAACCTTGCCTAATCGCCCCGGCAATGGTATGCTATAGGCACACTTGTAAGGGGGGTATCCGATTGCAAACGCTACTGATCGCAGACAGTTCTGACATCTTTACATCGGTTTTGGAAGCGAAGCTGCAGGGACAATTCCGGATATCCACCTGCGCCGACGGACAAACTGCTCTGGAGCTTCTCCATTCGCTACAGCCGGATATTCTGATCTTGAATCTGATGCTGCCCTATACCGACGGTATCACGCTGCTGCAGCAAACCACCTTCCATCCTAAGGTGATCCTGGCCATCACCATGCACGTGAGCAGCTATGTGGAGCAGGCAGTCACCACCCTGGGTATCGACTACACCATGATCGCCCCTTCTGTGGATGCGGTGGTACTGCGGCTGAAGGATCTTCTGAAGCAGTATACCGCGCCTGCTGCGCATTCCGATATCCATGCCCGTATCATACACCACCTGCGGCTTCTGAATATGCCCACCCATTTGGACGGCTATCAGCAGCTATGTTTGGGTCTGCCTATATTTGTCCAAAATCCCCAGCAGCTGCTGACCAAAGAGCTGTATCCTGCGATCGCGCAGCAATGTAACCGCAAGGACGGCCGGTCCGTGGAGCACTCCATCCGCAAGGCCATCCAGGCGGCCTGGAGTCAGCGGGACAATGCCACCTGGCGCAAATACTTTTCTCTCAATTCCCTGGGGCACATTCCCTGCCCAACCAACAAGGAATTTATCTGCCGTCTGGCACAGGTCCTCACCACAGAATGATAAAAATCCCCGCCGTCACGCAGACGGCGGGGATTGCTTACTTTTTCTCGTGCTGGGTGCCGAAATAGAAGGATACCACCATGGAAATGATGATCATCACATTATCGGCGCTGATGGTGCCCTTCAGCGCCAGCACCGCAAAGACCGCCGTCACCACCAGGGTCACAATGGTCTTGACCTTAATGAGTTTTGCCAGATTATCCGCAAACTTTTTCATCTTCATTCGCCTCTTTCCAGGTCTGCGATTCGGTGATTGATCACCTTGATCTGCTCCTCCACCACCGGGAGCCGCTGGGCAAAGCCGTTGTGGAGCCGGACCTCCCTGGTCAGTTCCTGGATCTTTGTATCCGTCACCGCCTGGGAGATCTTTATGGCGGTCTCGCTTTTCTTAGCCGTTGCCAGACAGGTGATCACCACGCCGATTAAGGAAAGGCCGCCGGTGATCAATGCCACCGCAATCGCTTCGCTCATTTGTAGACCTCCCTTACTGCGTTACCGGAACAATGATGCCTTCAAAGCCGGCTGCTTCCAGCCGCTTGCGCATGGCTTCCGCGTTTTCCTGATCCCGGTAGGCACCTACCTGAACACGGTACAAAGCACCTGTTTCCAAAGGTTCCATCTCCAGCCATTCGGCAGTAGCCTTGGCATAGGCGATGCCCAGTTTCTTCAGTTCTGCATCCTCGTTCCAGTCGGCAATATCCTTCTGATTATCCACAAAAGCGCCCTCGTTCAGCACCGCAGGCATTTGCGTCAGCCGCAGCACTGCAAGATCCGGACGCAGCTTCACACCCCGGCTGTTCTGACCGGCTGCTTTTACATGCTTTTCAAAAGCCTGACCCAAAGGCACTCTTGCGCTGCCGTATACCAGACCCTCCCAGCCGTCACCGCCGCCGGCATTGAAGTGGTTGGAAACAAACAGGTCTGCGCCCCATGTGTTGGCTTCTCCTGCAATCTGTGCCAGATTACCCAAGGTACCGGGATTCATTTTCACCTGGCAATCATAGTTTTCCAGCAAATAATCCCGCTGGTAGGCGGATACCTTCACATTCAGATCCCGCTCTTTTTCATAACCCACCGCACCGGGATCTTTATCCGAGTGGCCGGGATTGATATAGATTTTTTTACTCAATTTCCTTCCTCCTGTAAGATCTCATTGACTTGTTCTTCCCTGAGGATCCCTTTTTTCGCTGCATTTTCCACCTGCAAAGTATTCCAAAGTCCTTGCCGGTGCCATTTTTTGATCTTTTCGTACATTCTTTACACCTCCAGCAGGGTATCTGTCATCATCGCAGTATAGACCAGCTGGGCCTCGATGGTATCCAGCCGGGTCGGTGCGGCGATCTCCTCCGGTTCCTCCGTCACCGTATATTCCCCTTGATAGGCTTCCTGCTTTGCAAGTTCCTCGTTGGCCACGGAATAGTCCATGGTCTTGTTCAGGAAAAAGCGTCGGATATAGGGATGCTCCCGGGTGCCGAGGTTTACCTCTGCAGACAAGAATCGATACTGTATCTTTTTTGCCATTGACAATCCCTCCTACAGCAGCGTGTATTCCACAAGAATGTGGACCGCAGAACCTGCCAGAAAATCATGGGACACAGATACCTCGATACCGCCGCCATGGGTTTCCAGGTCTACGGACATGACTCCGCCGATCACACCGGAGGGAAATACCCGCTGATCCGTCAGGGAACCCCTGGCCCAAAGGACGGTATCCAGAGTTCCGCTTGTGGGAATGTCGATATGCATCGAGCCGGAACCGGGCAGGCCGCCTCCATATATCAGCTGGGTATATACCGGCTTACCGTTCCACCGCTTTGTCATGCGGTATTCCACACCGGTCATCATGGGAGGATTGACCCACTCCCAGGGGTCCCATACACCATCCCACTTATCCCGGTGGATATAGCCGCCTGCAATTTTTCCTTCCAGGTGGACATTACTGTAGTTACCGTCCACGACTGCGTGGAATACATAGTTGCCCACCGTGGGATCACCGTTGGCAGGATCCAGCCACAGGGCATAATACCCATTTTGAGTGATCTCCTCTACTGCGTTTACACGCTTACAGTATACTTCACCCAAGCCATAGCCTGCAGGTGCAAAGGCGGAGACACCCTGGCGCAGAATATCCGCTTCCCCATCCAAAACCACCGGCACATGGAAGCAAAAGGCATCCTTGCCCCAGTCGAATACGGGGGTTGCTTTCACGATCCGCTCTGCAGAATAGGCCGTGGACAGCGCATCCACTGCATAGGTCTGCACCACATAGGCGGTACGGTAGTCCAGGCCCGTGACCTTCGCCTCCGCGGTATAGGTATTGCCGTTTTTGCTAAGGGTCATCTCCTGCCAGGCGCAGTAGGTACCGCCATAGGTCTTATAGCGATAAAACACCTTAAGCGTATTGTTCTTTATGCCAAAAGAACCGCTGAACCAGTTGCCCACGGCTTTCACCGTCAGATTGCCGGCTGTGTCCGGGATGTTGTTCTCCAAACTGCAGGTCAGACGGATATATTCAACAAAGGGGACGGTCACGGTCTTCTGTGCGGTAATGCCGCGGCTATCCGTTGCTGAGAATACAAAACTGCCGCTCTCCACGGCATGGATGGTGCCATCCCCGGTCAGGCTCTTGCCGCCGCAGGCAACTTTCTGCCCTGCCAGGACCGCCTGCTTCACCGCAGACGCGCCAATGGTAACCGCCGCATCGCTGTAGTAACGAATCAGCACATCTCTGCTTCCGGTAAGGGCATAGGTGGTGTCATTACTGTCTGTGACCGTCGGCTGAATCACAGGCTCCGGATCTTTGATGGTCAGTATCCTGCTGACTGTGGAATACCCTATGCTTCCGCCGATGACTGTACGCACATAGAAGAAGATCTCTCTGCTTCTGCCGGCTGTCACTGCGCTGCGCAGGAGATTTCTCTCTGCTTCTGTCAGCGTAAAGGTGTAACCGCTGCCGGTCTTTGGGATGCTTCTGTAAGAAATATCATCGTTACTCCCGTCCAGCGAAATACAGGCATCCAAGGTGCTGACGCTGTTTCCGGCAGGATTGGAATAGGCGATCACGGGATCTTCTTCGTCATGAAAATCCGGTGCTGCAGTCAGCGCAGCATACCGGGGGATCGTATCCAGCGTTGCGGTAGAAGTACCGCTGACATAGGTTCCTTCCATGGTTGTAAGTCCCGGGCCGTTGATCTTTGCGTACAGATAGCAGTTGCCGGCACCCTCCGGGTTATGATTGACAGTTGCCGTAATGGTATGGATCGTCACCCAGGTTCGACTGGGCAGCGCACCGTACCAGCTGATGGTCTGGCTGGTGCTGTCAACCGTGAAGGTGCCCTTGAAGGTACCGGTTGTGGTATTGGCCGCATCTCTTTGCAGCTGCAGCGTTGCCGTTACCGTGGAAGTATTGGCCTCCGTGCCGTTGCTTTGGCTGCTCCAAAGGATCCGGCCGATCAAATAGACACCGCCCGGATTTCTCACAAGTTCTATGCTTCCGCTTGCCATATTAACCTCCGATCCAGAAGCAGCCGGTTCGGTCATAACCGTAGTCCTCAAACCGGCTGCTCGTGCCGACGATCAAATAGGTGGTGGCATGCAGATTTTTCGCATCCACGCCCTTATTATTGGCCGTCAGCACTTCCTGGCTGTTCTGATAGACCACCATACCGTTCTCGGTGATCTGGGTTTTCATTTCGCTGCCGGATTTTTCGATGCTCAGGCCAGCTTCATCCAGGGTAAATCCTGTCTTGGTGACCACCTTCTCCGCACCGCTTTCCATGGCAGCCTGGAGCTGCATCTGCAGGCCCTCCGGTGTCACCTTTGCAGACAGCTCTTTCTGCATACTCTGCACCGTATCGCTGACCGATTGGAGCGTCTGACCGGTGCTGCTGTCCAGTTGGGTCAAGTGCAGCTGCAGGTGATCTGCTTTCAGCTGCACATCCGCCACAGCCTTGCTGAGCGCCTGCATATCCTCCCGGTGTTCACTGGCCCGCAGGTAAGCACCGTCCGCTTGCTTGCGCAGTTCCAGGAGTTTACTGTTCAGCTCCCGGTAATCCTCGTAATTCATGGCATCCGAGCTGTTGCGGGTGTAGCTGCCGGTACATTCCAGGATGTCCAGCTGCCCCGTTTGGGCCTTCGTCATCACATAGGCCGTTATGGTCACACCGTTTCGGTCTGTGATATCCACCGTATGGCCTGCCTGAATATCCATCCCGGCCGGGATCTGCACCTTACAGGGGGTGTAGGTGATGTCTTTGAGCATTTCATAGAGGCTATGGGCCACAGGCAGCAGCGCATCCGTATCTGTAGATGTCAGCAGGTAATTGCCGGTGATAATGTATGTGTTTTTCTCACCCGGTTCATCAGGCCAGACCGTACCCACATCATCCTGGGTCAGACGCAGCTGCACTTTTTCGATCGGTGCTATCCGATAGTTTTCGTAGGACAGGCCTCCCCCAAAATAGCAGCGATCCCCATCCGGTGTGATCTGCACACCGGATGGGGTATACCAGGCAAATTCCAAATTGCCTTCCGAAGTCGCCCGGCAAAATCTGCCGGCGATCTGACCGACCCACTGCATCAGCTTTCGTCCGGTGATTCCCTGACCGGTAAAGGCCTGCACCAGGTACGATTCGTTGGGAAGGGTCTCGTTCACCAGCTGCAGACCGCAGGCATCGCAAACCATTCCGGCAAAGGTCAGCAGCGAATAGGGCCAGCCCTCCAGGCTCCGCAGCCACCCGGTCAGATCCCGATCCAACATACTCACCCGGTCATAGGCTGTAAGATGCAGCACATTGGGACCGGACCGTTTGGGTGTCTGCAGCAAAAACCGGCCAAGAGGATGGGAGTTCCCATCCTCATCGATTTTATAGGCCTGTATCTCATCCCCCTGGTTCAAATGCAGGGCATGCTCGGGATCCAAGATCTGCAGTTCCAGCATATCGGCGCAGACCGATCCCAAAGTCAGTTCATAAGAATCGTTGACACATTGGGTCAAGGCGGCGCTGAGAATCGCAATATCCGCCTCCGCTCCGGAGGAAATGGTTCTGCCATCGGGCAGAAGGATCATGGTTTTCAGCAATTTCCCACCCCCTAGCATTCGATGATGGAGAAGCCGTAGCCGCTCCACAGCCCGGTTCTGGCATTGCGCCAGCTCAGGCTGTACTTGCTGCGGTAGCAGCGGGTCTGCTCTGCCACAGCCGCATCCAGCCGGGAGGGATGAGTGAACAGGAAGGTGCCCTCATTGGGAAAGAGCGTCTCCATATACTGCTTTTCCTCCTCCGTCAGATGGGCATATTCAAATTTCCAGCTGCCCACCTTATAGCGCACCACGATCCGGTGCATGAAGCCGGATTCATCCCGACCTGCATCGGCAGCATCCAAATCTTCATAGTTGACAGCCACCTCCGCATCCGGCGCCAGCATCGGCACTCCGTTGATTTTAAAAAGTTCTGTTTTTGCCCGCATCGGTCAGCCTCCTCTCACCACAGCCATTTTCCGCTGATAGCGGTTTACTGCCTGGCCAATCACTTCGTCGCCGATGTGGATACCCAGCACCGCCTGTAAAATCTCCCGCTGCACCTCTACGCTGGCTTCAAAGCCCCGCAAAATCGCACCGGTCTGATCCTCCATGACCAGGGCAACAGCCTCCTGGATGGTAGAAAGGGGCGCTTCCACATTGGTGCCATGTCGCTGATCGCCCACCATGGCCAGGAAGGGCTTGCCTGCCGGCAGCACCGCACCCTTTGCAAGGTATGGGATCTGGGGAGCAGATACATAGGACATATTGACACCAAAGCGTCTGCCGCCGATGGAGGGCACCCAGGCAGGTACCGTAAAGGACAGCTTGTTGGCAGCCCTGACCACGCTGTTCAGAGCGCTCACCAGTCGGGAGATCATGCCGTTGAGCAGGCTGATCACGCCGTTGACCGCACTTTTCAGAAACAGGCGCATGCCTTCCCATGCCTTTTCCCAACTGCCGGAGAAAGTGCCTGCCAGGAAGATACTAAGCCCGTAAAGCATGTCCAGGATATATCCGATGGCTGTGCCTACGGTCTGAGAGATGCTGCCGAAAACTGTGCTGAAATGGCTGCGCAGGTTGCTGAGTACCGGCCCCACCACAGCCCACAGCTGGGTAGCCATCTGGGAAATATTCTGAAAAATACCCACGATCACGGGATGTTTCTCCTGGAATACCGCTGTCAGCTGTGCAAACCGTTGCCGCCAGTTGTCCAGGGTGATGATCACCGATTCTCCGATAAATGCCACCACCGGTTTCAAGGCTTCCCAAAGGATGCGGATACCCTCCAACAGCGGAGAGATCACGGCTGTCACCAGTTCCATCGCAGCTGCCCAGCCTTCTGTCAAGGCCGGTGCCAGCACCTCCATGACCCAGGCCGCAAAGGGAGTCAGCATCTCATACCAAAGGTAGCTGAGGCTCTCCCCTGCCAGGGCTGCCAGACCGGAAAAAGCTGTGCCCAGGCTCTGCAGGGCCTGTTTGAGAGGATTCAGGTCGATAGCCATCAGCGGTTCCAGCAGAGCCAGCACCTTGTCCACCACCGCCTGCACCTGGGGTGAGATGGGATCCTGCTCGAAGCCGCCCCATAGATCCACGCTGCCTGCGCTTCCGCTGCCGGAACCGGTTCTGCCGCTGAGCCGCTCCAGCTGGTCAAAGCTGGCCAAGCTTCGCCTGACGGCCTTGCCTGCGGATTTTGCCGCGGAGCTGAGCTTCTCTTCCGACCGGGTAGCTTCCTGGGCAGAGCCGGCCAGAGCCCGGTTGCCGGTGATGCCGGCGATGACGCCCCGCAAAAACTGCCCCACCACCCCGGAAAACCGGGTCACCGCCTGAATGGCAGCGTTGAGCATGGGGACAAACACGGAGGCGATGGGGGCAACCGCCTCCGCGATGGCATATTTCATTCTGCCGAAGGAAAGCTGCAGGGTCAGCAGCTGATCAGCCAATTCCTTTCCGAACCGGGTGACCGTTTCCTTGTAGTCTTCATAGCCTTTGACGCTGAATGCTTCCTGCAGCGTTTTCGAGACGGAGGTCAGCACCCGATCCAAACCGTGAAAGGCTGTCTTGGCTGCTTTGACGCCCATAATGATGCCGGTAGTGTTCACCGTCAATTCTGTTATCTCTGTTGCCACTGGTTCACCTCCCGGCGGATATGGTAATATTTATATTCTTGCATTTCGTCTGTGCCTCCTGTATAATCAAGAAAAAGGAGGAATGGGTATGCGCTGTGAATACTGTGATGTGGAAGTCGTCAATTATCCCGATAACGGCATCTGCGTCTGCTGCGGCAGCAAAAAGTCCCGTCTGCTGTGTACCCACTGCCACCACAAATGGAAGCAACGCTAACCCAATAATTTTTTGAGTCTTTCCTGCTCCGCCAGTTCCTCGGCGGAGTAGTTTTTTTGCATTTTTACCCGGGCTTTATTCCGGTTATAGTAGGTCTGCTCCCAGGGTTCCAGCTTTTTACCCCGGCGCAGCTTATCCCGAATGGATACCAGCGTGGAGAGGTTTCCCTCTCCGATGCTCAAAAACCAGCCAAGAAAAGTCCACCAATGTAAATAAGGCAGTTCCCGGATCTCCTGTCCTGCCACCTTGTTCACATCCGCCACGATCTCCTGGGCATCCTGCTGCCAATCCAACAGCTTCGGACCGGGATCCGAATTATCCTGTCGTCCGCCGCCCACAAACCAGCAGAAGTAGGCTGCCGCTTCCCCGAGAGCTTCATCCGGAAGCTCCTCCTCATAAAACAGCGCCAGCGCAATATGCCAGCGGATGAATTCCGGATAGGATTCCTCCTGCAGGTAGGAGAATATCTTCAGAATCTCCCGAAAGTCCGTATGCAGCCGGTAGGTTTTGCCGCCGATGACCGCAGACTTAGGAAGTTCCCAACCGCTCATCGCTTTTCCCTAGCAAGTCTTGCCTGTTCACCGGCGCAGCGCTTGGCACCCTCCGTCAGCACAGGCTCCAGGGCAGCGAACAGGTTGGTTACTACCCGTTCCCCGTTGTCTGCCACAGCCAGCAGATTCACACCGCTCAGCAGCCCATGAAAGTCATTTCCGCTGAACACCCAGTTCAGAATGCCCTTCATTTTCTCATCAGCCTGCTGCATCAGCTTCACGATGTCTTCACCCTGTAAGGTTTCTGCCTGCTGCACCAGTTCCTCTTCCACTGCCTGCAGCTTCGGTACCGCCTCCAAAAAGCGGGCATACAGATTGGGATCACCGGGGTTAAAGCGCAGGATACCGTCTCCGTTGATGCGATAGCTGCGCTGACCTACATCAAATTGAATCTTCTCCATCGTTTCCTCCTTTTTCATGTAACCTCGTCATTGCGAACCAGTCCGCAGACTGGTGTGGCAATCCCCCACTGTTTCCGTCATTGCAGGAGATTGCCACGTCGGGGTAATACCCCTCCTCGCAATGACCGCGTATTATTTACGCGGCGGTAAAGGTCTTGGTGGACACATTGAAGGTGCCCTTAACCTTTTCGCCGGTGTAGTGGATGGTGAAGGGGATCTGATAGCCGGTGGTATCACCGCCGTAGCTGGTGACCTCGATATAGACCGTTTCCTTCACCGCAGGATAGGCTCCTGCGCTCTGTTCATCCCACAGCTTCACATCCACCACATCTGCCTTCAGATCATCCAGGGCCAGGTCGCCGTCGATGATCTCCTGCAGACGGTTAAACAGGGTGCTGCCCTTCTGTGCGTAGAAAGGCTCCACCGCAGCAGTCTTTTCATAGCCGGAGA